TCATAACCCGAAGGTCGTCGGTTCAAATCCGGCCCCCGCAACCACAGTTCTCGAACGGCCGGCCCTCTCTTGGGTCGGCCGTTCGTGCGTGGGGACGGCCAGGAGCAGCGCGAACGGGCTCCACTGGCCCGTCAGGCGCGCACCGGCGTCGGTCCATCGGACGTGCAGGGTGCCGCCCTCGAGCGCGCTGCGCAGGCCCTCGCGGGCGCGGCTGGGGTTCTCGGCGACGTTCCGGCCCCAGTCCTGCCCGCCCTCGACGAGCTCGTCGACGGTCGGGAGGTCGAGCGCCGTAGACGTCGACCGGGCACGCTCCATCGCGGCGCGGACCTCGCGGAGCTCGTGCTCGCGGGCGTCGAGCTCGGCGCGGACGGTCTCGTACCCAGCCCCGTCGGCGATGGCCCCAGCCAGGCGGCGGCTCGCGGCGACGACCTGCAGCTCGCGCGCGCGCAGGCGGTCGACGTCGGCCGTCGCGGCTGCCGAGGCGGTGGCGATCGCGCGCTCGGCCGCGGCCCGCATGTACGCGACCGTCCGCGGCGTCATCGTCGAGGCGCGCACGGCCGCGAGCAGCGCGGCGACGGCCATCGACTGGCGGAACGAGCGGCGTTGCGCACACGAGCCGCGGCGGGCGCCTGCGCAGCGCAGGTAGGCGTCGTGCGTCCCCTTGCCCCAGACTTCGATGGTAGAGCCGCACTCGCACACGAGCAGCCCGGACAACAGGTGCGTGGCGCGCCGGGCGATGGGCGCCCCAGGCTTCGGGCCCGCGTTGCGCCACAGCCCCGCGGCGGCGTCCGCGCGCGTCTGCACGGCGGCCCAGAGGGCGGCGTCGACGATGACCAGGTCGGGGCGCTCCTCGACGTGCCGCGGGCCGAGGTCGCGCCGGCGAGGGCGGCGGCGGCCGTCGACGGGGTCGATGCGCCACTCGCGCGCGCCCCACGCCCACCGCCCGCGGTATCGCTCGTTCCGGAGGATCGCGCGGACGGCGGTGTGGATCCACGCCGGCCCGCGGCGAGCTCGAGGCGGGGGCACTCCGTCGCGCGTGAGCGTCGCCGCGATCGTCGCCTGGGAGTGCCCCTCGGCGTACAGGGCGAAGATGCGCCGCACGATCTCGGCGCGGGGCTCGTCGATCTCGATGCGCTTGCGACCGTCGGGCTCGGGCACGTTGCGGTAGCCGATCGGCACTGCGCCCGTGCTCTTGCCCGCGCGCGCCCGGGCCTCCATGCCGCGGATGGTCATGTCGCGCAGGCCCACGCGGTAGAGCGTCGAGACGAGCCCGCCCACGTGGGACATCGTCTGCGCCGTCGTCTCGCCGGCGGCCGAGTCGTAGCTGCCGTCCACGGCGACGATGCGCACGCCGGTGTGCTGCACGCGGCGCAGGAACGGCTGCAGGTCGGCCGAGTCGCGCGAGATGCGGGACAGGCCCTCGACGAGGAGCACGTCGACGAGCCTCGGGCGCGCCGCGAGCGTCTGCTCGAGCAGCCTCACCCCCGGGCGAGCCATCGACGCGCCCGACACCGCGAAGTCGGCGAAGACGCGCTCGTCGTCGACGGTGCCCTCGCGGTCCTCGGCCCACCGCCGAGCGCGCGCCACCTGGTCCTCGATGCTCGTCTCGCGCTGGCGGTCGGACGAGAAGCGCGCGTAGACGGCCACGCGCAGGCCTGCGAGAGAGGCGGTCATCGTGCAGGCCGGACGATCGCGCCGCAGTACCCGCACTCGATGCCGCCGTCGAGGAACACATCGGTCATGATCGTGTGGCGCCACTCTCGGTGAGCGTCAGACAGATCGGAGCACGACGTCTGGCTGAACACAGCGACCATCTTAGGGCGCAGCTCACCCCAGTGCCCCTCGAACGAGGTCGTCTCGAGCTTCACCTTCGTCATGTCGTGCGGTCCGGGTTCGGTCTTCATCGGAGGCGCTCCTGGCCGGTAGGGTGGGCGCGCTCGGCCCGCTCACGCAAGAGGCGCTCGAGCGCGACGGCGATCATGGCGTCGACCCACGCGCGCGTGGACGCAGGCACGTCGTCGAACGAGTCGACGGCGGGCGAGGTCTTGCGCGGGCGTGGGCCGGGGCGGGTCACGGCTTCGCCACGCCCTTCACGCGCGCCGCGTGCGCCGGGCAGAGATCGGCGTCACCGTCGAAGCGCGTGTGCACGGGCACGGCGCATCCGTCGCAGAGCTTGCGGCTGCACGTCGTGCCCGTCTTGCTGCCCGCGAGCGCGAAGTCGCAGAGCTTCGTGTGCGGGTGCTTGCCGCAGACGTCGCAGGGCGCGGCCGACGCCTTGCCGCCGCGCGTGCAGGTCCAGCCGAGGCCGCCAGGCAGGGGAGTGCAGGTCACGGCTGTGCACGCTCGGCGTTGCGCTTGATCCAGTGGATCAGCTGCAAGCACACCTCCGGCTCGAGCACGATCGTGTTCGTCGCCTCGATGCCGTTCTCCGTCGTGAGCACGACGTCTCCGTACTCGTCGTTCGCCACGTACACGCCGTCGCCGAGGTAGGCCTTGTCCATCGCTTGGCTCCTTGAAAGAAGTGCACCGGAGACGTCTCGCGCCGGTGCCCGCGCCCAGGGTCACGCCTTGCCTGGGATGGCGGTCTGCGCGCTCGCTCGAAAGGGGGGAGGGTCGAGCGGGCCACGCGAACGGGTCAGATCGCGTCAGCGGCCGGCGTCGCATCGCGACGGGTCACGCCTGGCAACTCGCCGCGCAGCGCCAGGTGGAGCACCGCGCGCAGCGCTGCGTCGTCGCCCTCGCAGACCAGGTCGGCGAGCGCGAGGAAGATGCAGTGGTCGAAGACCTTCGGGCTCTTCCTGTTGGGGGGCTCCACGGGGCGCGAGACGACGAGCGGCGTGTTGAGCGCGATCGCAACGGCGGCCTCGCCCCACGCCCCCGTCGTCAGCACGCGGAGCTGGGTCGGCACTCCGTGCTCGGTGCCCACCTGCCAGCCGGGCTCGAGCAGCACGACGAGGTCCGCCTGCCGCACTCCGTCGAGATCGGCGCCCGCGGACATCACGGCGAGCGTCTGGTCGATCTCGCGCCCCTCGACAGCGCGCATATGAGCGCACCAATCGAAGGTGATCTCGACGCCGCAGTCGCGAAGCCGCTGGATGAAGGTCTCCGCGCGCGAGATCTCCTTCGACGCGGCCGCCACGTACACCTTGAAGGGGGCGCTCACTGCGGCACCACCCTCTTCGATGCCTTGCCCGGCACCTTGACCATCTTCTCGTCGGCGATGCGCTCGAGCTCGGACGCCGCCGTGCTGGCGATCGCCTTCACGTTCACGCCGAACGCTCGGGCGAGCGCGGCGTACTCGGGCGACTCCGCGTCGATGCCCGGCCGGCCGAGCCACAGCTCGAGCAGCAGGCCCCAGAGGCCGGGCCCCTTCGCTTCCGCAGCGAAGCGGGTGAGCGCCTCGAACGCGTCGATCGACTTCTCGGTGGCGACGTCGAGGAGCGAGAGGCCGCGGCGGGCGACGATCTCCTTGAAGGCGTCGTCGTGGCGGATCGTCATCTCGACGGCGACGAGCGCGCGCACCTGGGCCTCGACGCCGACCTCGTCACGCTCAGCGCCTGCAACGAACGCCGCCATGACGCGGCGAGCAGCGAAGAGGCGCACCGCCTCCTTGCGCTTCTCGGCCTCGCGGTCCTTCTTCGCTTGCTCCTTCGCCTTCTCGGCGCTCGCGCTCGAGGCGCCCTTCGTCGAGGCCTTGCCCGCGCCGCTCGCCGAGGCCTTCGTCGCCTTGGCTGCGTACGACTTCGCCGCGCGCTCGTAGTCGCCGCGGGAGACGAGCGTGACGGGCACACCGTCATGGCGCTGCGCGTACGCGACCGGCGGCAGATCGCCAGCGAACACCTCGCGCGCCTTGCGGCCATCCGCGCCGGTGTCGTCGAGGTCGATCCACTCGCTGCCGTACGCGACGCGGTGGGAGGTGTCGTGCGGGTAGAGCTTCTTCGTCTCGGCGGGCGATAGCACCTTCGCCTTGCTCGCCTTCGCCTCGATGAGGATCCGCGCCCACCGCGCGTCGCACTTGGCGCGGTAGCAGTGCGTGTCGGTGCAGAGGTCTTCCTTGCTGCTGAGGTCCTCGAAGAGCACGGGCTGCGCGCCGGTGCGCTTCGGGCACGCGGTGCAGCTCCCCGCCTTCTTGACGAGCGTCGCGTCCGCCGCGTCGAACGGCGCATCGACGATCGGCAGGGTCATCTCGCGGCGCACGACGTCGCGCATGTCGGCGCCCGAGACCACGTCGAACTTCGCGCCGTCCGCCGCCTCCCACGACTCGGGCGTGTTGCCCTCGATGGCACGCTCGACCGCCTTGCCCTGCAGCTTGCTCGGTACGCGCGAGAGCACGTAGGCCGCGTCCTCGCTGATGCGGCCGGCGAGCCACTCCTTGCGCCCCGCGTCCCCGAGCAGCACGAGCTGCAGCCGACGACGCACGTGCGCGGTCGACTTGTGCACGCGCGCGGCGATCCAGTCCGCGTCGCGACGGTACTCGTCGACGAGCACCTGGTAGCTCACCGCCTCGTCGAGCGGGTGCACGTCGGCGCGCTGCCCGTTCTCGATGATCTGCAACTCGCGCACCTTCTCGTCGTCGAGGTCCTCGCGGAGCTCGGCGGGCACCTCGACGAGCTTGGCCGCGCGCGCCGCCTCGAGCCGGCGAGCGCCGAGCACCACCTCCCACCCGCCTCCCTGCTTCTTCGGCCGTGGCCGGATGAGCAACGACGACAGGATGCCGTGCTCCTTCACGCTCGCGAGCAGCTCGGCGTCGGCCGTGGCGTCGCGGATCTTGCGCGGGTTCGTCGGACTCTCGTGCAGCTGCTTCGTCGGGAATGTCGTCGCCATGGGGTCTCCTTCGTCGTCACATCTGCCGTGCGAGCCGCACGAGCTCCGCGTCCGCGCACGCGATCGTCACGGCCATCGCGTCGGCCGCGTGCTCGTGCAGGTCCTTTGGTCGCAGCGCCTCGAGCAGGCGCGCAGCCGGTGCGCCGTAGAGCGCGAGAGCGCGCTCGATGATCTCGACCTTGCTGGCCGAGCGCTCCCCAGTGAGCGCGAGCTTCACCTCCTGGGGCGAGACCTGCAGCAGCGGCGTGCCCGCGACGTCGAGGTGATGCACGAGCACGCCCCACGCGAAGGCCACCTTCGCGGCGACCGACGACGAGCGCGGCGGCGAGAACGACTCGGCGCCGGCGACGACGAACGGCCCGTGCATCCGCTGCACGTACGCGAGCACCTGGCTGATCGTGCGCATGCGGCGCACGTGGTCGTCGACGACGCGCGCGCCCGCGCCCTTCGCGCTCTTCTCGGTCTCGATGACGCCGAGCGCGACAGGCACGTCGAGCTCGCGCCGCCGGCCGATCTCGACGACCGCCCAGCCGAACGAAGCGAAGCCCGGGTCGAGCCCGAGGATGCGCGGGCGTGGGCGCGCTCGGCTCACCGCGCGGCCGCCGTGATGAGCGCCCACAGCGCGCGCGCATCGACCGGCGTGAGGAACTCGCTCTCGCGGCCGCGCAGGTAGACGGTGAGCGACGCGCCGTCCACACCGTCCACGGACTCGAGCGTCTGGCAGCCGACCACATCGATCGGGTCGAAGGCGACGAGGCGCCCGTCGGCGAGCTCGATCTCGAGCCAGCGACCGCGCCGCGCGTGGGAGACGACGCCGGTGATGCCCGAGGCTGACGTCGCGGCGGGCGCAGGCGCAGGCGCTTCTGCCGACGCTGCCACCTTCGCCGTGGACTTGACCGCGCGGTCGTGCGCGTAGTCCCAGGTCCCCACGAGCGAGGACTTGCCGGGGTGCGTCGGGGCGTCGAGAGGGATCCCCGCCTCGACACGGTTGCGCACCGTCTTCGACGTGAGCGCGAGCTGCTCGCCCCACTCGCGGGCGCTCTTCGAGATCCCGCGGTACGTGACCAACGCTGCGATTCTGCCCTGTCCCATCGTCGCCTCTTCCTGCGCCGCCTCGGGCGCTGTGCTGATGTCGGTCTCGGTCGTCGTCTCGGCGGCGCGCATCGCTCGCGCGCGCTCGGCCGCTGCCTCGATGTGCTCGCGCCGCGTCCCCGTCGTCGCCGCGATCTGCTTCGCGATCTGCACGAGCGGGAACGCCTCGGCGCGCGGGGAGCGAGCGGCCAACGGGGCACGCTCGAGCGCGCACATCGGGCACGTGCCCGGAGGCGACCCGAAGTGCCGCGGGCAGCTCGGCGGCAGCACCCCGCGCTGGCGCGCAGGCGGGGTCATGGCTTCCTCGGCAGCTCGCAGCCAAACGGCTTCCCCGCGAGCGCCGACACTGCCCTGCACGTCTGGCACGGGCGCGTGCTGAACTGATGCGGATCGACTTGGAGCAGGCGCAGGATAGCGTCGCTGGTGCGAGTGTCTGGCGCCTCGGCCTGTCGCGAGATCAGGGCGAGGACGTCGCGGACCGCGCCGAGGTTGTCGCCGATGATGCGCAGTTCGGTGAGCAAGAGTTCTTCGCCGTGAGTCACGCCCCGCCTCCCGCCTCGAGCCGCCGCTGCAGCGACGAGTTCCTCGACGTGTCGTGCACGTTCGCGACAGCGCGCTTCAGGCCGAGTTCGTCGCCGACGATGACCACGCCCTGCCGAGCGCGCGTGATCGCGGTGTAGACCAGCGCGCGCGTGAGCATCATCGTGTGCGTCGAGTGCACGACGACGCAGACCCACGGCCACTCGCTGCCCTGTGACTTGTGCGTGGTGATCGCGTACGCGAGGTGAAGCGCGGCGGCCTGCAGGCGCGAGTACTTGCACTCGCGCGGCATGCCCTCCTCGCCGAAGTCGACCAGTAAATCGGTGTCGCTGAGGTCGATGACGACACCCGTCTCGCCGTTCATCACGCCGAGCTCGTAGTCGTTGCGCGTCTGCAGCACGCGGTCGCCGACGAAGATGCGCTCTTCGCGAGTTCCCCACGACGGCGCGCTCGTGAGGCTGCGCGGGTTGAGTGCCGCCTGCAGCGCTCGGTTGATTTGCTCGACGCCGGCGCCGCCCTTGTGCTGCGGCGTGAGCACCTGCATCTCGCCGCCCGCCGCAGCCGCGTGCGACGTGACCTCGCGCAGTACTGCGTTGGCGACGTCGAGCGACGACGTGCACGGCACGAAGCGGAAGTCGACGCGCCGGCGCAGGTCGGGCAGCTTGCCGGCGAGCACGGTGGGCGCCTGGCTGCAGACCCATGTCTCGGCCGCCGCACGGTGCAGCGTCGTCAGGCGCGCGACCTGCACGCGCTGGCTCTCGATGAGGTCAGCGAACGGACGCCCCGGGCCCACGGGCGGCAACTGGTTCACGTCGCCGACGAGCACGAGCCTCGTGCGCAGGGGGTCGATGGCGTCGACGAGCGCGGCCGCGAGCTCGATGTCGAGCATGCTCGCCTCGTCGACGACGACGAGCGCCGCGGCGATCGGGTTGCCGGGCCTGCGCGCGAAGACGCCGCCCGCCTTGTACTCGAGCAGCCGATGCACCGTGCGCGCGTCGCGGCCCGTCGCCGCCTGCATGCGCTGCGCGGCCTTGCCCGTCGGCGCCGCGAGCATGTACCGCTCGACGGCGGTGGCGCGGCGGCCGTCGCACGTCATGCACGTCGGCGAGTAGCTGCCCACCGCGGGCTCGCGGCCGGTGCCGTTGCACGCGACGCACGGCCAGCCGTCGGGATCGGGCAGCGCGTCGAGGCGGTCGAGGGCGGTGCGCAGCGACGTCGTCTTTCCCGTGCCCGGGCCGCCGGTGACCACGCCGAGGCGCGCCGCGCATACGAGTTCGACGGCGGCGATCTGAGAGGCGTCGAGGGCGATGGTCATGCCGCCGCCTTCCTGACGAACGCGGCGACGCGCTCCTCTGCCTGGTCGAGCGCCACTACATAAACGCGCGGCCCGCGCGGCTCGTCGTGCCCTCTCCTGACGACCTTGCTCGACTCGCGCTCGAGCATGTCGAGCTCGCGCCAGATCAACCGCGCGTCCACGCCGCCGAGCACGGTGCCCGTGACGCCGACGAGCACGCCCGCGCGCAGGTACACATGCCCCTCGCCGCGTGCCTCGGCGAGCACGTGCACGAGCGCCGCACGCACCCGGCTCGGCGCGTCGCCCGGCAGACCCATGCGCCGCGCAACCTCGTCGGCGCGCTTGAACCCGAACCCCGTGACCTGCTCGGACAAGAGGAACGGGTTGTCGCGCAGCACGTCCTCGGCCGCCTCGCCCCACGTCTCGAGCACGCGCGCGATCTGCCCGTCGGCGAGGCCCCAACCCTTCAACCTCACCATGCGGTCGCGCTCGCCGCGCAGCGACGCGTACGCCGTCGCGATGGCCTGCGCGCGCGCGGGCGTGATGCCGGGCACCTCGACGAGCAGCTCGGGCGTGCGCTCGATGACGTCCCAGATCCCCGGCACGCCGAAGCGCTCGACGAGCAGCGTCGCGCGCCCTCGGCCGACGTCAGGCAGGCGCTCGGCGATCCAACGGATGACGCCGGCGGTGTCCTGCGCGAGCACCACCGTGCACTCGACGGCCTTGAACTGCCGCCCGAACTTCGCGTGTGTCGTCCACGCTCCGCGGAGGTCGACGGTGTCGCCGAGCTTCACGCCCAGCAGCTTGCCCGTCGCGGTGACCTCGCCGTCGCCGGCGGCCGTCGAGCGCACGCGAGCGATCGCGAAGAAGTCCGTGCCGACGACACGCATCGACACGACCTCGCCGCGCAGAGTCGCGAGATCGGCGTCGGCGTGCCGACGCTTCGCTGTGGTGGGGGCGTTCATGGCGGGCTACTCGTGCGAGAAGCCGCTCGACGCGCCGCCGCCGGCGGGCACCGACTCGCCGGGCGCGTCGACGAAGTCGGCCGGGTTGAACGACGTGTCGCCACCCTCTCCGGCGTCGCCCGGTTCGACGGCCTTCTCGAGCTGCTTCTCGAGGTGGGCGCGCGCGACGTTCTTGTAGAACTCGGCGAACGACACCGCCGTCTTGCCGAGCTCCACGGAGCACAGCCCCAGGCGCTCGAACATGGGCACCGCGTAGACGCCGCCCGGCGCCATCTTGAGCGTGAGCTTCACGCGGTTCGCGATCAGCTGGATGTTCTTCACCTTGCCCGTGCGCGGGTCCTTCATGCGCCCGAGGTGGTGCTTGTTGAGGTGCTGCCGCCACGGCGACAGCGACGTCGACTTGAAGCGCAGCACGCACAACCGCTCGGTCTCGACCTCGAGCGCCGCCACCGTGTGCACGTCCTGACACCGCCGGCTGCGCTTGCCGTCGGAGTCGGTGCGCCACTTCGCATCTTCGCAGTTCGAGCACGAGCGCTGCGAGCCGTCCGACATCGTGCCCGTCACGCGGTCAGCGGACTTGCAGTGGATGACCGTGCGCTTCTCGGCCTCGATGTACTCGCGCCACTCGTTGCTCTTGTGCAGGTCGAGGAACACGAGCACGAGCTCGTCCGAGATCTCCTCGGTGACCGTGTCGTAGAACGTGTCGGCGAGGATCTGCCGTTGCGTCGCAGGGTCGATCCCCTTCATGTTCCAGACCTTGAGCGGGACCTTGATGTCGGACTCGTCGACCTCGGACAGGCCGTCGTCGCCGTCGAACGTCGACACGTCGAACTCGTCGTTCGCCGGCGCGAGCGCGCCCGTCTCGATCGTCGCGAGTCCTGCGCTGCCCGCGCCCAAGAGTGCCTGTTGATCCTGCTGCTGCTTTGCCGCCGTTGCCTTCGGTGCCATGAGAGATCTCCATCTTTGAGGGACGCACTCGCGCCCAGTGATTGATGTCAGTCGCTGAGGTCGGACGCGTCGCCGAGGTCGAGGTCGCGCACGAGCGCGGCGAGGTCGCGCGCCTCGTCTCCGACTGGCGCGTACCCGTCGCCCAAACAGGCGCTCTTGAACGGGCACCGCGCGCACTGCTCGCCGAGCGCCTCGAGGCGCCGGTTCATCCGCACGGTGCCCACCACCGCGCGCAGCGACGCGCCCAGGCGCGCGCGGTCCTCGCTGCGACGCTGCGAGGCGTACCAGCCCGGCCCGCGCAGGTCGCCCACGCCCTTGCCCGCGGCCCGCGGCTTCTTCACGTAGGGCACGAAGTCGCGCAGGTGCACGATGTGCAGCTCGGCCGGGTGCTCGCCGACGACGGCCTCAGAGTCGGTGCCCGCCCAGAGGCGCCCGTGCTCGACCGCGTACGAGTACGTCGCCGGCTGGTAGCCGTAGTCGAGGAGGATCTGCGGCAGCTTCCGCTCGCCCGTCTTCCAGTCGGCCAGGCACAGCGCGCCGTCCCCGCGCCGCCGGTAGAGCAGATCGATGGTGCCCTCGAGCTCGTAGCCCTCGAGCTCGGCCCGGAACGGCACCTCGGTGCCGACGACCGACTCGGCACGCTCGACCGTCGTGCGCAGCGCGCCGAGCGCCATCGCGACGCCTGCGGCGATCTCGGTGTCGGGCTTGTCGTCGTACCACTCGATCGGCAGCGCCGGCCGCGGCGCGCCCGTCTCGTCGACACCGGCGAGCACCACGCACTCGCGCTCGAGCTCCTCGCGCAGCACCTCCTCGATGCGCCGGCGCAGCCCATCGGGCGCCCAGTCGAGCTTCGCGTCCGCGGGGCGCTCGGCGGGCCGAGCCTCGGGCCCGTAGAGCGACTCGAGCAGCGCCCAGGTCTTGTTGAGGCCGCGCTCGATGACCGCGTGCACCGCCGTGCCGAGCACCGGCTTCCAGCTCGCGCGCCGCGGCGGAGTCGTGCCCGCCGCGTCAGCCTCGCGCTCGTAGAAGTAGCGCTTTGGGCAGCCGTTCTGCGAGGCAATGGAGTTCAGGGCACTCTGTCTTACGGGGTCGGCAGCAGTGCCGAACTTCCTCGGATCCCAGCGCACGGCCGCCATCACGCCACCCCGATCTTCGAGCGGCCCGACACGAGGCGGCCGGCCTCGCGCGGGTGGATGCCGAGCGCGACGTACGCCGCGAAGCGCTCGAGCTGCGACCGCTGCGACGGCGTCACCTCGAGCCTCGTGGCGGCGCCGCACTCGCAGGTCGGCCCGTCGTCGGTCCAGTCGGCGCCGCAGAGGCCGCAGAGAGCGCGCGAGATCATGCGACCTCCGAGGAAACCGCGCCGGCGTCCGCAGTCGGGGCGACCGTGTAGCCGTTCCAGTGGGCGAGGGCGCGCTCGAGGCACGTGCACGCGAGCGTCAAGCGATGCGGCGTGGTCGCGCCCTCGAACACGAGCAGCGCAGTGCGCGCTGCCGCACTCGTCCGTGAGCACTCGCGCGGTCGCTCGGTTCCCCGTGTTGCCGGCTGCCATGCGGCACTGAGCGGTGAAGGTCGCCGCGAGCGCCGATGCCTCCGCGAGCGTGAGCGACGGCTCGAGGTGCGGCGAGCTGTCCGCCGGGTCCGCGTGCCGCCGCACATCGTCGAGCGCCGTCTTGTGCCGCGCCCTCGCGCGCTCGAGCCGCTTCGCCGCGTGCTCGACCGCGGCCGGCGACATCGCCTCCTGCCACTCGAGTTCGCGCCGCTTGACGAGCCGCCCGAGGTCCGCCGCGTGCGCCTCGAACGTCGAGCGCTTGCCGCCGTGCGCTACTCCCTGATGCCACGCCCCTTGAGCCATCCGTCCCGCCTCTCTGCTGACGACTGGGTCAGCGAGGGCAGATTATAGGCAGTCACCTATAGGCGTCAAGCTATAGGCGACGCCCAAGGTTGCAATTCGTCCGTTCGGCGTCGAATCTCGCCGTGTGAAAGCGATTGCTGCGGGCTTCCTCGTCGGGTGTTTGGTCGCGCTTGCAGTGATATCCCCCGCCGAAGCGCAGCGACGATCGCGGCGCCATCGGCGCGACGCGGGAGTCGTTCAGGTAGATGCGGGGACAACCGTCGCAGCACCGATCCTGCGTTCGAAGCCATCGGCGGCAGCCGTCGCAGACGAGAGCATGTTCCCGAGCTGCGGCGCCATGTCGTGCGCGTTCTTCATGCTCGGCGCCCCCTTCGTCGCCTTCTTCCTCTGGCGTGAGCGGGGCCGTCGGAAGGCGTACGAGGACGAGATGCGCCGGCGAAGCGCGCACGCGCAGCAGCTACGCGACCTCGGGGCGTCGATCGTCGAGGCACAGCGGCAGCTAGCAGAATCTGAGGCGATGCTGCTGGCGATGACGCCGCCGAAGGTGACGGTAAGGGTGAGGGAGAGGACAAACGTGAGGACGAGGGCTGCGTCTTCGTTCGCACGCGATCGTCGGTGGGCGGATTCGTTCTGCGTCATCGATCTCGAGACGACCGGGCTCGGAGCGAACGAACACCGCATCATCGAGATCGCGATCGTGCTCTTCGAGAACGGCATCGCCACAGGGAGCTGGCAACGGCTCGTCCATCCGGGCCGCAAGATCCCGAAAGGCTCGACCGCGATCCACGGGATCACCGACGCAGACGTGAAGAACGCGCCGAGCTTCTGCGACCTCGTGCCGGAGATCGCCGGCCTTCTACACGACAGGATCCCTGTCGCATACAACGCCTCGTTCGACCGCGGCTTCCTGCATGCGGAGTTCGAGCGCGCAGGAAGACCGCCGAGCGCGGAGGACGTGCCCGCTCTACGTCCTGACGTGGTCTGGATCGACCCGCTCCTCTGGGTGCGACAGCTCGCGTTTCACGAGGACGGACACAAGCTCGGACAGGTCGCTGCGCGCATGGGCATCGCACATGCGCAGGCACACCGCGCCCAGGCCGACGCCCATGCGACAGGTCAGATCCTGCTCGCGCTCGCGGCAGGCATTCCCGCGACGTACGGCGAGCTCGTCGACGAGCAGTAGGTAGCGCCTGCCTCGAGAGTCACCACCGCATCGCGAGCTGCTCGGCCTCGGCGACGACGATCACGCGCCGCCACGTCCCCTCGAAGATCGGCGTGGCGTGCACGAGGGCACCGGCCTCGACGATGTGCCCGTGCTCGAGCGCCTGGGCGGCGAGCTCGCGCTCGACCCTCGTCATCCGCGCGGGCGCGTGCACGGCCGGCGAGCAGAACCGGGCGCGCACGGTCCCGTGGTCGAGGATGGTGACGACCGCATCGCGGAGCTCAACGATGCGCCGCGCGAGCATCTCCCCGCTCGCGTTCGGATGACGTGCCATCAGCGCGTCGAGCCGCCATGTCGTGCGGAGGTCGCGGTCGAGACACCGCCGCGGAACGAGCAACGCACCCGACAGAAAGCGCGCCGCGGCCTCGTCATGAGGATCCTCGCCGGCGCGCTCGAGCGCCCAGTGGCCGATCTCATGGGCGAGCAGACCGTGCTGGCGCTGTCGTCGCGCCTTCGCGTCGACGTACACGACATCGCCATCACGCCGAGCTCCGGAGCGATGTCCGGCGCGGACTGTGATGCCGCAGGAGGCGGCGAGCACGAACGCGTCCCCCGGGACGTCATCGAGCCCCGTCGCAGACAACAGGTCGCCGGCAACCCCCTCAAGGTCGTGCATGGTGTGACCAGACGACCAGCGAGCGCTGCGACTGACGCTACTTCTTCACCTTCTTGGGCAGCCGTCGGGCGCCTTCGGGCAGTGGTGGCGGTTCGATGACGTGTGCAGGAACCGCACGTCCTCCATCCGCGGCGCGGAGCTCGCCCCAGATCCCTGCGATGTTGGAGACCGTCGGTTCCATCCCGCCGAAGTTGATAGAGCGGAGCACGGCCGCGTGCTCTGGAGTCACGCGCGCGCCCATCTGCTCGAGGAAGTCGGTGACGGCAGTGGTCGACTCTCGTTCGACCTTCGCCTCGGGCTCGCCGAGCAGTTCCCCGACGGTGTATCCCGTCGCCGTCGCGACTCGTTCCAAGCTGTCGATGCGCGGCGCGACGTCGCCCTTCTCCCAGTCGTTGACGCTTGAGTAGTCGAGACCCGAGCGCTTCACGAACTGGTTCCGATTCAACCCAGCGTTCTGGTACGCCTCTCGGATACGAGCGCCCACCGTTGACCCGCGCAGCTTGGGATGCACGGACGAAGAGTGAGCCGGTCCTTGATGGTCGCGCAATATAGGCTGTGACCTAGACATGAGGCCCCCTCTCCGTTGTATCGCTTGACGCCTATAGGTTGTCGCCTATAAGATTCCGCCATGAAGCTCAGCGACTACCTGGAAGCGAAACCGCGCGGCGAAGCCATGCGCCTGCAGCGCGAAGCATGCGTCTCGGCGAGCACCATCTACGACCACCTGAACGGCCGACCGATCGCGAAGTACGACGTTGCGAAGCGACTGTCGGACGCAACGGGCGGCGAGGTCACGATCGCCGAGCTCTGCGAACCGGCTCCCGCTGACGTGATCGAGACCGCAGCGTCCAAGACGGGCTGATCCGACGAGCGCTGCGGGGCCCTGTCGCCCCGCGCGCTCGTCCATCGCCGCCGCTGTCCCCTTGCCCACCCATCGAGTTTGGCGAGCGAGCGCTCGCCGCAGGAGTGACGACCATGCACGACGACAACACGGGACGGACGCGCAGCAGTAGCACCTTGCAGAGACGGGCCGACCGGCAGACGCGGCACGCGCGCATGCTCCGCTCGTCGCTCGACCGGCACGACGTGTCGCAGGCCGAGCTCGCCGCGCTCTGCGGTGTCGCCCCCTCGAAGGTCGCGCGGTGGCTCGACCCCGACAGCCTCGATCGGCCCGCCGCGCACGAGCTCGAGGAGTTCCCGCACGAGGTCGCCGTCGACGTGCTGCGCGCGCTCGCGGTCATGCAGGGATACACGCTCGCCCAGCTGCCCGCCGGCACACGCGTCCTCGACGACGTGCACATGCTCGCCGCGGCGGCTCAGGAGTCGGGCGAGGCAGTGGCGGCGGCCGCCGCGTGCATCCGCGCCGACGGGCACCCGTCGATCGAGCAGCTCCTCACGCTCGAGCGCGAGACGACCGAGGCCATCGAGACGCTCGCCGCGATGCGTGAGCGCGCGCGCTCGCAGGTCGAGGCGATCCGCGCCGAGCGCGCGAGCCGCCCGCGTCCCATCGGCATCGTCGGCGGAGGCTCACGGTGACACGCACGCTCGACGCCATCATCCTCGCCGGGATCGCTGCGAGCATCGGGATCGGCAGCTGCGTCGACTGCAGCACGCGGCCGGCTGAGGCGCAGGACCGCAGGACCGTTCTCCGCGCAGCCCTGCTCGAACGCCAGCAGTCACTCGTGCTCGCGCGCGTGTGCGTGTCGGAGGGCGGCTGGGCCAACCCCGACGCGTGCGCGGCCTATCACACCGCTCTCAGGGCCAGCGCTGGCGCTGTGCCTGGCCTCGAGTGGGATACGCATGCGCGCAAGTACACCAAGCTCTTCGACGCGCACCGTCCGCCCACGCGCCTCTGGCTGCTCGGGCTCGGCGAGTCGACGGCAGCGCCTGTCGGATGGCCGCGCCAGCTCCCATGGCGCACGCGGTATCTGCCGCTCTGGCTCACCGAGGTCGACGTCGCCCTCGAGCTCGTACGCCACCCTCGCAACCCCTGCGAGGGCACGCCGACCGACTGGGCGAGCAGCGCGGCCCGCATCGCCGTCTACAAGACCGAGCATCCGCAGGCCGTCGAGATCGACTGTCCAGGCGAGGACCGCTTCTTCCGCGCATCGCCCGAGGCTGCACGATGACGCACCTCGCCCGCAGGCTCACACGCGACGAGAAGCGCGCGCGGCTCACACCCGCGCAGCGCAGGGTCATGGAGCTCAGCCAGTGGCTCACCGAGCCCTGGCTCGCCGACATCGTCGCGGAGGTCGCCGATGTCCGTGGCAAGCACGTGCTCGAGCCCTCGTGCGGCGACGGCGAGCTTGTCCGTGCGTGTGTTGACGCGGGCGCCTCAAGCGTCCTCGGCGTCGAGCTCGACAGGAAGGTCGCAGCGCGCGCGCGCCGTCGCTTCGCTGGTAACCCCAGGGGGTCCGTGGTTACCGGCGACTTCCTCGATCTGCGGATCGGCACCTGGGACGTCGCCACGATGAATCCGCCCTACGAAGACGGGGCGGACGCGGCGCACATCGACCGCGCCCTCACGCTCGTGCCGCGCGCGGTCGCGATCCTCCGCCTCAACGCGCTCGCGGGCAGCACACGGCACGAGCGCCTCTGGTCGCGCTTCGACGTGCGCCAGGTGCTCGTGCTGCCGCAGCGCCCCGACTTCGGGCGCGAGGCGCGGCGTGTCGGCCTCGTCAGCAACGGCGCCGAGAGCGACTTCTGCATCGTCGACGTGCTCGCGCGCGCACCACGCCCAGGAAGCCGCCCCTCGTTCGGGTGGATCCGGAGGCCAGCGTGACGCTCGATCCGAAGCACCTCGACGAGCTCGTGCGCGGCTCGGCCATCAGCGAGAGCGTGCTCGCGCGCGCCGGCGTGCACTCCGTCTCGCACGTGCCCGAGCTCCGGAAGATGCTCGCGCAGCAGAAGCGCCCCTTCGCCGAGGGGCAGCTCCCCGCGCTCGTGTTCCCCTACCGGCGCCCCGGCTGCGCGGACGCCGTGCTCTACGCCGTCAAGCCCGCGGCGCCCTGGGTGAGCACCGACCGCCACGACGGCGAGAAGTCGACGAAGTACGTGCGCACGACGGGCGTGCTCGCGCCGTACATCCCGCCGTCGGTCCTCGAGGCCCCCGAGCTGCTCGACGACCGCACCCGCCCCGTGTGGATCACCGAGGGCGAGAAGAAGACGCTCTCGCTCGACTCGGCCGGACTCGTCGCCATCGGCACGTGCGGCGTCGACTGCTGGGGCCCGCGTCGCGAGGTCCGCAAGGCCAAGCGCCTCTTCCCCGAGATCGAGCGCGCGTGTCGCAACGCCGGCGAAGTCTTCATCGTCTACGACTCGGACCGCGAGACGAACATGAAGGGCGTGCGGCGCGCCGAGAACGCGCTCGCCACCGCCATCGCCGACGCCGGCGGCCGCGCGTTCGTCGTGCGCCTCCCGCCCGGACCCGCGAAGGCCGACGGCACGCACGAGAAGGTCGGCGTCGACGACTACCTGCGCGACCACGGACGACAGGCGCTCGAGCAGCTCGCAGCCGAGTCTCGACGCGCCGGCCCCGTGCGTCAGGCGGACGCCCCCGTCGAGCTCGAGAAGCTCGAGCGCATCGTCGACCAGCCTGGCTTCGAGAACGCCCCCGTCGGCGACGCGCGCCTGCCGCCCGACTACCGGCTCTCGCGCGACGGCTCGCTCGAGCGCACGGGCGACGGCCGCGTGGCGCACGCCCCCATCTTCATCGACCGCATCCTCACCGACGCGACCTCGGGCCAGGTGCGCGTGCGCGTGCGCTTCCGCGTCGACGGCGTCTGGCGCACCGAGATCGTCGAGCGCCTCGCCATCTGCGACGCGCGCGAGCTCGTCAAGCGCCTCGCCCCCTCAGGCGCGCCCGTCTCGTCCAACGTGAGCAAGGCCATCGTCGGGTGGCTCACCGCCTACGAGGCCGTCAACCGACCGGCCATCCCCCGCGCGACCCTGCTCACCGCCGGCGGGTGGCAGGCGCTCACGGGCCGCCGCGTGTTCGTCCTCGGCGGGGACGCGATCGCGGCGCCGGGCATCGACGTCGCCGACCTCGAGATCGACCGCTCGGCACACCCGCACATCGCGGGCGCCGTGCGCGTCGCGGGCTCGCGCGACCTGCAGCTCGCGCTCACGAAGCGCATCTTCGAGGCGCACATCGCCGCGGCGACGGTCGTCATGGCGGCCTTCGCGGCGCCCCTCGCGGCCCTCCTCGACGTGCCCGCGCCCGCCGTGCACATCGTCGGGCCGAGCTCGCGCGGCAAGACTACTGCGGCCCAGGTGGCCGCAGCCGTCTACGGCATGCCCGACTCGACCCGGGCCGACTCGATGCTGCTCACGTGGCGCAGCACGCCCAACGCCCTCGCCCAGCGCGCCCTCGCGGCGAATCACCTGCCGCTCTGCCTCGACGAGGCTGGCGAGCTCCGTGACCCCGTAGAACGCCAGGACGCCGTCTACGGGCTCGTCAACGGCCACGAGAAGGCTCGAGCCACCCGTGAGGGCGGCCTGCGACGGGAGGCGGCCTGGAAGGTCGGGCTCGTGTCCACCGGCGAGATGCCGCTCGTCGACGAGTCGGCGCGTACCGGCGCGCACGCGCGGCTCATCCAGCTGCGCATGGACGACCTCGGCGAGCTCGGCGCCATCGACGTCGATGCGCTCAAGAGCGGCGCCCTCGCGCACCACGGGCATCTCGGACGCGAGTGGGTCTCGATGCTGTGCGGGGTGAACACCCGAGACCTCGTGCAGCGCCTCGAGAAGCTCCGCAGCACCCTGCAGGGGATGAGTTCCACCACGGTGGAGGCGCGCGGCATGGAGCTGATCGCCGTGCTCGCGCTCGCCGAGCAGCTCGCCTTCGAGCGCTTCGGGATCGGGAAGCCGGGCGGCAACACGATGCTCTCGATCCCCGCCTTCGCTGACCGTGTCGAGGTCGTGCCGGAGTGGAAACGAGGGCTGGAAGTCTTGCGGGAGCTCGTGGCGTCTCAGACCGAAGCCTTCCCCACCATCGTCCCCGAGCTGTCAGGCACAGGGACACCTCACTGGAACTTCAAGGGCAGCCGGCCCGCGCGCACCATCATGGGCTACGTGCCCGAGGGGCGCGACGAGTACTGGCTGCTGCCTGGGCCGCTCGCGACCGAGTTCAACAAGCACAACCTGACCCTCGCCGGATGCGCTCGTGAGTGGCGGACTCACGACCTCCTGCTTTCATCGTCGAACGGCGACCCGACCCACTCGCTGCACACCAAGAAGAGCCTCCCTGACGGCCGGAGAGCGTGGGTCTTCATCGTGTCACGAGGCGAAGACCAGACCTCTTTGCCCTTTGGTGACGCGGGGTTTGACGACGACGACGACAGGAGGGCAGCCCAGTGACGGCCCTCCGAAGCTGGTCCGGTCAAGGCCAAAGGTGTCCCGCCGTGGTCCGGCAGGTCCGGACCACCTTTTCCGTCAATGATCTCCTGGTCGCAAGGGGCGAAGTTATATGGTGGTCCGGCTGGTCCGGCGATCTAGAGGGTCTCACGCCTGCGTGCGCACACACGTGCGCGAGTGCGCGTGCGCGTGCGCGTGTAGGGGGTCGTTTTGACCGGACCAGCCGGACCACCTTCCATGTAGAGGTAGAGACACCTAATCATATCAATGGGTTAAAGGTGGTCCGTAAGGTGGTCCGGAAGGTGGTCCGGTCCTCGGACGACCGGACCACCTTCCTCGGGGGCATCTCGTGATGCGAGACGTCCTCGACTGCCCCCTCGTGCTGCTGCGCGCGATGCCGCTCGCGACGTCGCTCGAGCTGCGCCTCGCTCCCGACGCTGGCTTCGCTCGGCGCATCGTCTGGACCACGTCAGGCCGCGCAGCGGACGCCGCGCGCGCAGCCGGCGCAGCCGTGTGGGCGCCCGACGAGTACGAGGCGGTCGCCCTCGGGGTCGAGCGCGGGCGGGTGCTGCTTGCCGACGTCGTGCGGTGGTGCCAGCGCAAGATCGACCCGAGGGCGGCGAGGGTCCTCGTCGACGCGCGCGCAGTGATGGGCGGCGCGGCGGGGCTCGTGCCCTACATCGAGCGCTACGAGGAGGTGCGCGTGGGGCGTGGGCGCCCGACGACGATGCTCGCGGGCAAGGTCCCGCTCGAGCACGTGCAGCAGCGCACGACGCTCACGCTCGGCGCCGTCCTCGCGAGGCTCGGTGCCGAGCTCGTGGGCGTCGAGGTGCACGCGCGAGCGGTGAAGGCGACGGCGGCAGCGACGGCGAACGGTCCGGCGTGGGCTGCGATCTGACAACGACTGCAACGGAGGCAACCATGGCGACGAGCAAGACCAAGACGACGAAGGCAGTGAAGGCGCCCGCGAAGGCGACGACGAAGGCAGTGAAGGCGCCCGCGAAGGCGACGAAGGCGACCTTCGACGTGCGCACCATCGAGGGCATCGAGGGCGCGCTCGACAAGGCCGTGCAGGCCGAGGCCCAGGCGAAGGGCAAGGCGGGGAAGAAGCCGCGCGCGAAGCAGCTCGAGGTGCCTGGCACCGAGCGCGTGCAGGACCCCGAGATCCGTGCGTGCGCAGAGGACCTCGCCGAGGCGAGCGAGACGCTGTCCGAGGCGCACACCGAGCGCGAGCAGGCGGCCGAGCGGCTCATCGCGATGATGACGAAGAAGGCGCTCAAGTCGTACGTCGACGAGAAGCTGAAGCTGCGCGTCGACCTGGTGACCGGGCGCGAGAAGGTGAAGCTCAAGCGCCTCGAGGAGAAGGGGTCGAGCGCGGCGTGATCTACTTCATCGAAGCGGTCGGACTCGACCTCGTGAAGATCGGGTTTTCTCGGCACCATCCTCTCGATCGGGACATGGCGTTCTGTCCGGTTGAGTACCGACTGATCTATGCGATCGAGGGCAGTCGCTGCGACGAGCAAGATCTTCATCGGCGCTTTCGCCGCCAGAGGCATCGCCGCTTCGGGCACTACACGGCACGTGGAGAGTGGTTCCGCCTGAGCCCTTTGCGTCAGGCGATCTTCGCGATGCCCAGCCTCGACGTGCTGCCCGATCGAGGAAGGGTGGGGCTGCAAGGGCTCTGCGGTGACTGCGGGGCACGGATCCCGCGTGGCGATCGCAATGAACGCTGTCGTTCGTGCAGCGGGAAGGCGCGCGCGCTCATGCACGTGAAGGAGGTCACGGTGTCGCCGACGTGTATCGAGTGCTCACGACCACGGGCCAGATCGGCGAAGTCGCATCGGGGTCCAGGCTCTGATCGCGGGCTCTGTCGTCCCTGCGCCATGCGGGCTGCGTGGGCGGACCCAATCTACCGGCACCGGGTGACCACTGCGCGGCTCCTCGCCCGCCAGGCGAAGACGTCGGAGCGGCGCGGGGCCTTCTCGTGACCCCCTGGTCCAACAGGTTTTAGGAGCGGAACGCCGCAGGTCACTCGTTTCACGCTGAGGTCATCGGCCCCCAAAAACAAAGGTGGACGGTCAAGTGCTCAAGAAACCCCACAAAAACAGCCCGAAGCGAGCCGTAGTGGACGCGGCTTCGAAGAATCCACCCGAAACGGCCACCCGGTCGACGGTGCGGGCGCGTCCGGTGGACGCGGTGGACGCCGCGGCGCCGCGGACCGAGGGGCAGCGGCTCCTACTCGCGGTGCCCGGTTCGCTCTCGACGGTCGCGCGCGCGATCGGCTGCAGCAAGGCGCTCGCTGGGTACTGGCGCACGGGCAAGAAGCTCCCGGCGTCAGTGTTCCGGTCGAAGCTCGCCGAGGTCTACGGGATCGGCGTCGAGGCGTGGGGCCAGACGGCTGCGGCCGAGACGTCGGCGCCCAGCGACTACGGCGCCGCCCCGATGCTCGGCGTGTCGCGCTCGAAGGGCCTCCCGTCCGAGACCGTACCGCACGAGGCGACGCCTGAGGCAGTCAACGACGTGCTCGCGCGCTTCGACGAGATGATCTCGGACGCCCGCGGGCGCCGGCAGAGCAAGACGCTGCTCGCGAGCGAGTACGCGAGGCTCATCGGCACCGAGGCCCGGCTGCTGAGAGAGCGCGCCATCGCCGAGCGCGAGATCAACCGCGACCATCCGGAGTGGCAGCGGTGGTGGAAGGCGGTGCTCGACGCGCTGCACGCACACCCCAAGGCGCTCGCCGACGTCGTGGCCGCGGTCAAGCGGGTCGCATGAGCGCGTCCCCGTTCATCTCCGGGTTCGTCGCGCAGGCTGAGGCGAAGCTCTTCGAGCTGAACACGTTCCGCTGGCCGTCGCCGAAGTACCGCGCGGACCCGGTGGGCTACTTCCAGAACATCCTCGGCGTCGAGCCGTGGTCGGTGCAGCGGCACGTGCTCGAGGCGGTGCGCGACAACCCGCGTGTCGCCTGGAAGGCCGGGCGCCGCGTCAGCAAGTCCAACACGGCAGGCGGGCTCGGGCTGTGGTTCTACTCGAGCTTCGAGGACGCGCGAGTCGTGATGACGGCGCCGGTCGCGCGCCAGGTCGAGGGCATCCTCTGGCGCGAGACGCGCATGATGAAGATGCGCGCGGGCAAGTGCGTGCGGTGCAAGCTCGAAGATCCGGGCGACGAGCGGATCCCGCGGCCGTGCCCGCACTCGGCCCGCATCGACGGCAACCTCGGCGAGCGCGCGACGACGGGGCTCACGAGCGTGAGCGACGACGGCGAGGCGACGTTCCGCGAGATCAAGGGCTACACGGCCGACAAGATCGAAGCGATCATCGGCACCGCCGGCACGAATCTGTTGTTCCTCATCGATGAGGCGAGCGGCATCTCCGACGAGATCGTCGAGGGCATCGAGGGCAACCGCGCGGGCTGGTCGGCGACGGGCACGGGCATGGTGCGCATGCTGCTCACCGGCAACCCGACACGCGCGGCGGGTGAGTTCTACGAGGCGCACGAGGGCAACAAGAAGAGCTTCTACTGCACGATCACGACGAGCTCGGCCGAGTCTCCGAACGTCGTCGAGGGGCGCGAGGTCGTGCCGGGCCTCGCGACGAAGGACTGGATCGAGGAGATGGGGCGGATGTGGGGCGTCGAGAGCGCGCTCTACCTCGTGCACATCGAGGGCAAGTACGCGCTGAAGGAGGACGGGAAGATCTTCTCGGTGCACACCATCGCTGAGTCGATGGCGCGGTGGGATGGAACGTCGTCGGAGGGGAGGCTCTACATCGGGCTCGACCCGGCGGGCCCCTCGGGCTCGGGAGACGAGTCGGTGTTCGCGCCTCGTCGCGGGCTGAAGCTGCTCGAGCTGCTCGGCCTGCGCGGCCTGACGGCCGACGCCCACCTCGTGCACCTGCTCTCGATGATCGGTCGGCTGAAGCTGCCGCGCGAGACACCCGTCGTCGTGCTCGACCGCGAGGGGTCGGTCGGCGCCGAGGTCTACGGTGTGTGCCGCGCGTACCTCGAGCGGCACGCGCACGCGTTCGAGCTCGTCGCGATCCGCGCGAGCGACCGAGCGCTGCGACAACCGGACATCTACGACCGCCAGCGCGACGCGCTCACCGCGAACCTCGAGAACTGGATGCGTTCGGGCGGGGCCATCGTCGAGGACGCGATGCTCGAGAAGGAGCTTCACTCGCACGAGTGGAAGCAGCAGGCCAACGGGAAGCTGAAGGTGACGGCGAAGATCGACATCAAGAAGATGCTCGGCCGCTCACCCGACCGCTACGACGCGCTCGCGCTGTCAGCGTGGGAGCCGCTCTCGCTGAGGCAGCAGTCGCCCGAGGAAGAGGACGACGATGATGACGATCTCGCCGTCGGGCCGAATGCCTCGGACATCGACCCGTACGGCGGCGGGGGAGTCGACCCGTACGGATGACGCCGGGTCGCGCGCTCCTGATCCGCGTGCTGCAGCGCACCCGGGGGCGCTACGTCGCGGCGCGCTGTCAGGTGACACCGGCGGCGGTGTCGAGGTGGGTCTCGGGCGTCTACACGCCCTCGGCGCGCGCGAAAAAGCACCTGGCCGTCAACTACGGGATCCCGTTGGACGCGTGGGAGATCCGTAGACCGTCAACCCGGTGGACGTTTCGGCGTCGGCCGTAATTGATCTCGTCGCTCGGCGCCTCGTGGCACCGATCCACCCGTGAACTGGTTCGCACGCGTCGCTGCAACGCTCCTCGGCATCGCCGGCATCGCCGGGCGGCCCGAGGGCGACCAGCCGTCGCTCGGCGACCCCGAGGTCGACCGGCTGCGCGCGGCTTTCGGCGGGCAGATCCAGGTCCCGCCAAACTCGCAGACGCGGTGGTATCCGCGCGACGTCGAGAGCGCGCTCGCGGCAGCCGACGCGGGCTGGATCGGGCCCGCTGCGCAGCTGATGCGCGCCTCGCACAGCGATGGAGTGCTCTCGGGCGTGATGAGCACGCGCACCGACGGCCTCGTGCGACTCCCGAAGAAGTTCCGCGGCGCGCGCGAGCAGATCGAGGCGCTCGACGTCGGCGGTGCGCAGCCGCGCAGCGTGTTCGACGAGATGCTGCCGCCGGCCGAGCTCGCGCTGCTCGCCCGCGACGGCATCGAGCTGGGGATCGGCGTCGGTGAGCTCGTCCAGGTCGACGGCCGCGACTTCCCGCGCTTCGTCCGGCTCGACCCCGAGTTTCTCGTGTACCGGTGGGTCGAGAACCGCTGGTACTTCCGGTCGGTGGCCGGGCTGCTGCCGATCACGCCCGGCGACGGGCGCTGGGTGCTCCACATCCCGGGCGGCGTGCAGTCGCCGTGGCACAACGGACTCTGGCGCGCGCTCGGACTCGCGTGGATTCGCAAGACGCACGCGAACCTGCACAAGGACAACTACGAGAGCGGCCTCGCGCATCCTGCGCGCGTCGCGGTGTCGCCGCAGGGCGCGCCGGAAGAGCACAAGCAGAGCTGGTTCCGCAAGGTCATGGCATGGGGCAAGAACACCGTCTTCGGTGTGCCGCCCGGCTACGACGTGCGCCTGCTCGAGAGCAACGGCCGCGGCTACGACTGCTTCGTCAAGACGATCTCGGATCAGAACAACGAGTTCCAGATCTCGATCGCGGGGCAGACGGTCACGACCGACGGCGGCGCGGGCTTCCAGAACAGCGACATCCACAAGACGATCCGCGCCGACCTGATCAAGGCCACGGCCGACGGCGTCGCGTACACGGTCAACACGCAGGTCCTGCCGCAGTTCATCGTCGCGCGCTGGGGCGAGGCGGGCCTCGACGAGGCCGCCGTCGTCGAATACGACGTTACGCCAGCGAAGGATCAGAACCTCGCGGCGACGGCGCTCGTCAGCACGGCGAACGCGATCCTGCAGCTGCGCGCGGCGCTCGCGGGCACCGATCTCGGCGTCGACGTCGGCGCGGTGTGCACGCGCTTCGGCGTACCGGTCACGGCAGCGCCGACGGTGATGCCGGCCGCGAACGAGAACGCCGGCGACCAGGCGAAGCCGAACCTCTCTCTCGTGCGGGAGGCCGCGTGAACGCTCCTCGCACGTTCTCGCCCGCAGGCCCGCTCGCGCTCGAGCCGCGCGCGTTCGGCATGTTCCTGCTGATGCCGTACCAGCCTGTCACCGTCGATCGCGACGGCGTCACGGTGCTCTCGGTTCGCGGGCCGATCTCCCAGTTCGCCGACCCGTTCTGCGAGAGCTACGAGTCGATCGTCGCGCGCGTCGAAGGCGCCGTGATGGCGTCGTCACGCCCGCGCGCGGTCGTGCTCTCGATCGCCAGCCCCGGCGGTGTGGTCGCGGGGTGCTTCGAGGCTGCCGCGAGCATCCGGTCGATCTGCGCTCGAGCAGGCGTGCCGCTGCTGAGCCACGTGGACGGGATGGCGTGCTCTGCCGCCTACGCGCTCGCGTGCGCGGGGTCGCACATCGCAGCGTCGCCGACGTCGTCGGTCGGATCCATCGGCGTCATCGCCGAGGTCATCGACGCGACGGCGCGCAACGCCCAGCAGGGCCTCGCGGTACGCATGCTCGCGAGCGGCGCGCACAAGACTGATGGGCAGCAGGCCGTGCAGGCCAGCGGCTCCGCGCTCACGTCGATGCAGTCGATCGTCGACAAGCTCGCGGCGCGCTTCTTCGAGTTCGTCGCGACGTCGCGCGGTATCGATGCGGGCGCAGTCCAGGCGCTCGAGGCGGGGATCTTCATCGGCGCGGACGCGCAGTCGATGCGCCTCACGGACTCGACGCAGACGCTCGACGAGCTGCTCGCGAACATCGGCGCTCTCACCACTGTCGCGGGGCCTGCAGCGCCGCCGCAAGCCGCGATCGCGGCGGAAGGATCGACGACCATGTCCAAGGCATACGACGAGGCCATCGCGGCACTCCGCAAGGCAGCAGAGAGCGACGATCCGAAGGAGTCCGCGAAGGCCAAGCGCATGCTGAAGGCCGAGCTCGCCGAGGACGACGCGCCGCCGGCGGACGAGCCGGACGGCGATGAGGCTCCCCCGGCGCCGCCGAAGAAGGAAGACGCCGCCGCGCCGCCCGTCCCGAAGGACGAGGAGGACGCGAAGGCCGTCACCGCGCGCCTCGCGAAGCTCGAGGCGAGCCAGGCCGCGCAGGCCAAGGCGCAGGCCGACTCCTCGATCGCGACCGAGCGCGCGCAGCTGCTCGCGTCGCGCCCCGACCTGCCCGCCGAACTCGTCGCGACGCTCACCAAGGCGACCACGTCGATCGAGACCGTGCGCGACGTCGTCAAGACGATGCCGCGTGGCACCGTGCGCAAGCCGGCGGCCGCCGCGTCCGTGCAGGGCACGCGCGGTGAGGGGCAGGTCAGCACGGAGACCCCGAGCAACCTGCCGCCCGACGAGGCGCACGCGCTCGACGTGCAGATGGGGCTCGCGAGCGGCCGCGCAGGCATCCGCACCGAGGGCACGAAGCAGATCCTCGGCGTGATGACGCGCGCGGAGGCACGCGCCGAGATCAAGCGGCGCGAGGGGCAGCTGCCGACGCAGCGCTGAGCGAGCACGAGCGCGCCCTGATGCGCGCAGACGTCCCCGGCCCGCCGAGCTCGAGAGAGCAGAGCGGGCTTAGGGCGTTGAACCCGGACCTCATCATGGAGAAGAGCTCATGCCCGCAGTGACCGTTTCGTGGCTGATGGACTTCGAGTCGCGCATGCAGCGCATCGTCGAGGCCGAGTACCTGCGGCTCACGTCGGCGCAGGAGACGTGGTGGGACCTCATCACGCGCGTGCGCCCCTCGCAGAGCAAGCGAGAGCTGCTCGCGTGGATCGTGAACACCGCGTACCTGGTGAAGCAGGGCCAGGGCGGGAACATCGACTTCGAGGATCCCGTGATGCTCGACACGTCCTTCACCGCTGAGACGGCAGGCAAGGGCCTGCGCCTCAAGCGCCAGCAGTTCGAGGACCTCGACGGCAACGGCGTGCAGCTGGCGACCGAGTGGGTCGCGCAGATGGGCGCGCAGCACGGCTACTGGCCGCAGCGCCAGGTCGCCGAGCTGCTCAAGAACGGCGAGTCCGGGACGACCTACGACGGCCTGCCGTTCTTCTACGGCACGCACTTCAACAACGGCCTGAACGCCGACGACGGCACGTACAGCAACAAGCTCGTCGGCGCGGGCTACCGCATCGACTCGGGCGTCACGCTCGACCAGGCGGCGATCAACCTCGCGTCTGCCTACAAGCAGATCCGCGGCATCAAGATGCCGAACGGCAAAGACCCGCGCATGCTGCGCCCCGCGGGCATCCTCTGCGGCCCGGCGATGTCGCCGCGCGTCAGCCAGCTGCTCGACGCGAAGTTCCTCGCCATCGCCTCCGCGGGCGGCGGCGGCGGCTCGGGCGACTTCACCGGCTACACGAGCCGGATGGGCTACGGCAAGGTCACCGAGGCCATCGAACTCGTCGAGGCCGAGTACGACACGAGCTACTACATCGTGCTCGAGCAGCTCGCGAGCTCGCAGCTCGGCGCGCTCGTGTACGTCGACCGCGAGCCTTTCAGCATCCGGTACTACACCGGACGCGGCGGCGGGCAGGGCGTCGATGCGATCCTCGACCGCGCGGACTTGCTCGAGTGGCACAGCAGCGGCCGCAACGTCGCCGGCTACGGCCACCCGTTCCTCCTCGTGAAGGTGAAGGCGGCCTAGCGGCTGCTCGCGAGGACGCCGCGAAAGCGTCCGTGCAGTCCCGGCCCGCCGAGCTCGAGAGAGCAGAGCGGGCTTAGGGGCGTGACAGCACCCGCGGCCGGCGGCCCGAAGGAGATCTCATGGCGACTCGACGCAGGAACACGAAGGCGATCAGTGGCGAGTACTCGTGGCTGCTGCACAGCGGCGACACCGCCGAGCAGGGCAAGGCCGCGGGCCTCGATACCGCGACCGGCGACGTGCGCCCGATGGGCTCGTCGGCGACGCAGATCTTCGTCGGCTTCTTCGCCGAGACGCTCGTCGGCGACGGCACTCTCAAGGTGCGCGTGAGCGTGCCGAACGAGGTGCAGGCCGAGTGGCTGAAGAACGACACCGCCCCGAACGATGTCGCGATCACCGACATCGGGAGCGAGTGCTACGCGAAGGACTCGCAGACCGTGTCGATGCTCGACACCTCGCGCAGCAAGGCGGGGCGCGTCCTCGACTACGACGCCGCCAGCGACCTCGTGCTCGTCCAGGGCGGCGCGGCCGTCACGGGGCCCACGGGCGCGAGCGGCATCGAGGGCAGCGTCGCAACCATCGCCGCGCTCAAGGCAGTGGCCGCCGCGTCGCGCGTCGACGGCGCAGTCGTGGTCGTGCGTGCCGATCGGTCCGAGTGGATCTTCGTCGCGGCGAGCACGCAGACGGTCGACGGTGCCAACCAGCTCGTGGTCGCGCCCGATGCGGGCACGGGCCGCTGGGTGCGCGTCGGCAAGAGCATCGTGCTCAAGCTGCCGATCGACTACACGCTCGCCGACGCTGCGGCGCTGCTCACGGTTCCCGAGCAGATGGCTCTGCGCCTCGTGGGGATGCCCTTCTGGGAGATCACGACCGGTTTCACCGGCGGCGCGGCGAGTGCGATCGGCGTCTCGTCGGACAGCATCGCCACCACGAAGGGCGACCTTCTCGGCGGCGCAGCGGGTCAGCTCACGGCGGTCATCGGCACGGCGGGCGTCAAGCCCGGCACGATCGGGCCGCTCATCGACACCCCGGCCGAGGTCCAGGCGTTCGTCCTCATCGCCGGCAAGATCATCCGCTTCGATCGCATCGCCAGCGTCTACACCGCGGGCGTGGGCTTCGTGCACATCCCGGTCGCGATCGCCCAGGTCGCCTGACCTGACGCGCCTCTCGGCGCACCCACCTACAGCGCCCGCGCGCTCTGGCTCTGCAGCGTCCGGCCCGCCGAGTTCGCCCTTTCGAGGGCGAGCGGAGCGGGCTTAGGACGTGAGAGCGCCGTGCCTGCCTACCTGACCGTCCTCGAGTTCACGCCGCTGTCGCTGATGCCCGACGAGGACATCGACGCGCTCGAGCTGCGGTACTCGGCGTTCCTGTCGGCGCAGCTCGCGAGTCGCAGCGCGTGGATCGACTCGCGCCTTCGGAAGCGCTACGCGGTGCCGTTCGCTGCGCCGTATCCCGATGCGGTCGTCGGCTGGCTGGCGGCCCTCGTCACGGTGCGCGCGTACCTCAAGCGCGGCGTCAACCCGAACGACGAGCAGTGGCTGCTGATCAAGGCCGACGCGGACACGGCGGTCGCCGAGATCAAGGAGGCCGCCGACAGTGAGACGGGGCTCTTCGACCTGCCGCTTCGCCAGGACACGACGGCGAGCGGGATCAGCAAGGGCGCGCCGATGGGCTCGAGCGAGGCGTCGCCGTACGTCTTCACGGATCGTCAAGCGCGTGTCGGGCGCGACGAAGACAGTCGCGGCGAGGGGACCTCCGATGCCTGACGGCAGCATCGTCATGCGCCGGCAGATCGCCAGGCTGCGCGATCTGCCTGGACTGGTGACGCGCATCGCGCCGGCTGTTGCGCGCGCAATCGAAGGCGAGATCGTCGCGCAGACAAAGCGCGGAGTCGGTCCCGACGGCAAGGCGTGGGAGAAGACCGAGGACGGCCACGTACCACTGCAGCACGTCGAGAAGGATCTCAGCGTGCGCGCGGTGGGTAGCGTCGTCGTCGTGCGCCTCGATGGCGTGTACGCGCGACACGACGTGGGTGCGGTGAAGGGCGGCAAGCGTCGCCAGATCATCCCGTCAGGTGCGCTCACCGAGCCGATCTCTCGCGCGATCGACAAGGTCGCAACGGCCGAGTTCACTCGCGCGATGGGAGGGCAGTAGTCGTGGCGATCGTCCTCGCACTGCCACGTCTCTACGATGCCGTCGTCGCGCGCTTCGCTGCCGAGAGCACGATCTGCGAGAACGTGTTCGGCTGGCGCACGCCAGCGCAGCGCGGCGCGACTGCGCACCGCATCGCGTGGGTGCCCGGCGACGACGGAGATCTCGGACGGATCACGGGCGCGCGTAGCCCTGGCGGCGTCGGCGCAGGTGCTCGGCCGCTCGCGACGCTGCGCGAACTCTTCACCGTGTACATCGAGGCGCAGGACGCGACAGCCGCCGAGAACGAGCGCACGCAGTACCAGGCAGCGCGCGAGCTCTTTGACGCGTGGTGGCGCGCGGTCTACTTCGCGGCGCACGGAACAGTGAGCATCGAGTCGGTGCGCTGGTCGGACGCGAAGCTCGAGCGCCGGTACGGTGCATCGCTGCGTGTCGTGTGTGCGATCGACGCGATGATTCCCGACGCGCCGTACACGCTCGCGCCGGCGGAGTCGGGCGCGCAGATCGCAACGTCTGAGCTCAGCGAGACCGAAACGACGCGAATCGCCGCTCCAGTGGTGGCGGCGTCGACGGCACCGATCACGCTCTCTGGCGAGCGGACCGTCGACACCGTGGCGCTGCTCGCTGGCGACCGCGTGCTCGTGAAGGACCAGGCCGCGGGCGCGACGAACGGGATCTACGTCGTCGCGACAGGCGCGTGGGCGCGTGCGGTCGACGCGGACACGTCGGGCGAAGTGCCGGCGGGCCTGCTCGTCTACGTGGCCGCCGGCGACGTCAACGGCGGCGCCGAGTTCGCGCTTACCACTCCGGCTCCGATCGTGCTCGGCACGACGGCGCTCGTGTTCTCTCGCATGACGACCTGAAGGAGCGACCATGTCTCAGCCGCAAGTCTCGATCGTGGAGCTCGACGGAGCCCTCGGCATCCTGCCCCCCTCGGCCGGCGCGCTCTACGCCGTCGTCGGCGTATCGAACTCGGGCACGGCGGACACTCCGGCCACCTTCGCGCGCGTGAAGGACGTGGTCGCGGCGTTCGGCAGCGGCCCGCTCGTCGAGGCGGGGTGCCACTACATCGAGCGCTATGGCAAGCCCGTAGTGTTCGTGAAGACGGGGCAGACGACCGTCGGCACCGCGTCGACCATCGCGATCGTCAACCCCGGGACGTCGGTCATCACGCGCGACGTCGCGGTGGTGCCGATCGGTGACTACGAGTTCGCGTTTCGCATCGTGACCGCGGGCACGATCGGGAGCGCGGGGATCACTTTCCAGTGGTCGCTCGACGCAGGCCGCAACTGGTCGCCCGTCACCGCGCTCGGGACTGCGGTCGTCTTCACGGTGCCCGCCGATGCGTCGCCGACGGGCAGCGCGGCGCCCGGCATCAAGCTCGCGTTCGCGGCGGGGACGATGCTCGCCACCACGTCGTGCAGCTTCCGCACGACGTCGCCGCAGCCGAACGGGACCGAGGTCGCCTCGGCCCTGCTCGCGCTCGGCAACTCGATCATCACCTGGGAGATCCTGCATCTCACGTGCATCCTCGATGCGACGGTCTTCGCTGCGCTCGAGGTCAAGGTCGCCGCGTGGAAGGCGGCCGGGAAGTATCACCCTTGGATCGCCAACGTGCGGCCGATCCTCATCACCGGCGAGACGGAGGCGCAGTACAAGACGGCGCTTGACGCCATCTTCTCGTCGCTCGCCACGGTGGACGGAGACATCTGCGCCGCCACGGTGAAGATGATCTCGAGCGTCTCAGGGCGCGAGTACAAGGTGCCGTTCTCGTACGTCTACGCCGCACGCGAGGCGAGCGTATCGCACGAGATCAACGTCGCAGCGATCGACCTCGGCCCGCTTCCGTGCAGCATCCGTGATGCGAACGGCAACAACGACGAGCACGACGAGTCGATCAATCCCGGTCTCGACGACTCCGGCTTCACTGTCGCGCGCACGTGGGAGGGCATCGCGGGCGTCTACGTCAACCGACCCAACCTCTTCTCCGCGGCCGGCTCGGACTTCGAACTGCTGCCTCACCGTCGCGTGATCAACCTGGGGCACGCCGCACTGCGAGCATACTTCCAGCGGCGCCTCAACAAGCCCGTGCGCGTGAACGCAACGACGGGATTCCTCCTCGAGAGCGAGGCGCTCGAGATCGAGAGTGGCGCGCGCGCGGCGATGCGCTCGGTGCTGCTCGCGAAGCCCAAGGCGAGCGCCGTCGCGTTCGTGCTCTCGCGCACCGACAACATCCTCAGCACCAAGACGTTCACGGGCCAAGCGCGCGTCACGCCGCTCGGCTACCCCGAGGCGATCAACCTCGACGTTGGGTTCCAGAACCCGGCGATGTCGGTCCAAACCGCCTGAGCGTAGGAGACGTCCATGAGCGACCAGACTCGAATCAACGGCAACCTCTACAGCTGGTCGTCCGTCATCCTCAAGGCGGGGAACGAGACGTGGACGGGCCTCACGGCGATCAGCTACGGCGACGCGCTCGAGCGGGTGAAGGCGTACGGCATGGGCCGCTCGCACAAGCCACTCGGTCGCACGGCGGGCAAGTACACCGTCGAGCCGGTCGTCGTGTCGGGCTTCAAGCACACGATGCAGCAGATGCGCGAGTGGCTCGCTGCGCAGGCGTCCGACCGCCGCAGCTACGGCACTGTCGAGTTCCAGATCGTCGTGCAGTTCGTCGAGAGCGACCTCACGCCGATCACGGTCGAGCTCGACCGATGCATGTGGGCGAAGAACTCCGAGAAGGCCGAGGAGAACCCGGACCCGCTCAAGGAAGACGTCGAGTTCGACTGCATGCTCATCCGTCGCAACGGCGTGACGCTCTACGACTCGCGCGAAGGTGACGCGTGAGCACGCGCGAGCAGCTCGAGGAGCGCCTCGCGAAGGCCAAGGCGGCGAACGCGGCGAACGTCGCGGCACGTGTCGAGCGTACGGAGCTCGCCGCGCTCGAGGCGGCGGCGGTGCGCGAAGAGAACGCGCTGCGCGACGCGCCCGGCATCGAGAAGGCCGAGATCGAGCACGGCGCGGGCAAGATCGCGACTGTGGTGACCTGCCTCGGCGCGATCGTCGTGAGGCGACCGCACGTGGCGGCCTACCGGCGCTTTCAGGACCAGGCATCGAGCAAGAGCGAGGACGTGATCAAGCTCGTGCGTCCGTGCGTCGTCTACCCGACGGCCGCGGAGCTCGACCGCATCCTCGACGAGCAGCCCGGTACGCTGGCGCTGCTCGCAGAGGCGGTCGCGACACTCGCGGGAGCGGCTCAGCAAGAGCGGCAGGGAAAATAGCGGAGCTGCGGCGGCTGGCTCAGACGGATCTTGGTGTGTGGGCCGCCTGCCTGCTCGCCGCGTGGGGTCGGGAGACAGAGACCGAAGCAGAAGAGAATCGCGCGCTCGTCGGCGCGATCACGACCGCGCAGGCGATGCACGATCTGGGGCTGATTCGGAAGGCGCTCGCGAAGGAGAAGTAACGTGGGAACCGGCGCTGTCACCTCCACATTCTCAGTCGAGCTCAAGGACGAGACGTCCGGCCCGGCCGAGTCTGCGGCCGGAGCGCTCGAGCGTCTCAAGGGCAAGATCGACGCGGATGTTCGCGCCCTCTCTGAGATGCAGTCCGCGATGCGGCGCCTCAAGGGAGGCACATCGACGAACGTCGCCGCGTTCAAGTCCTTGCGTGACCAGATCGCGGCACAGAAGGCGTCCATCGCGACGGCGCAGAGTTCGTTCGTTGAGCTCGGCGGCACGTTCGGCAAGACCGCGCCAGCGGCTGCGGAGACGAAGAGCGCTCTCGAGGGGCTGCTCGGAGCGAGCAAGAAGATGCCCGGGCCGCTCGGCGGGATGGTGGGCAAGCTCGAGTCGCTCGAGGGGCTGCTCTCCGGCGGCGGGCTGATCGCGATGGGCACGATGGCGGTCGTCGCGGCGATGGTCGCGCTTGCTGCTGCGGCGCTCGCCGGCGCGGCGGCGTTGCTGCGTTACGGCGTCGCGTCGTCGGACGCGCGCCGCTCTGAGCAGCTGCGCCTCGAGGGGCTGATGACGATCCGGCGCTGGCACGGGATCGCGGCTGGGAGCGTGACTGAGCTGACGGCGGCAATCGACCGCACGGCGGCCTCGTCTGCGCTCGCGCGTGGCGCCGTCTCTGGCTACGCCGAGCAGCTATACCGCGCCGGGCTGCGCGGCGGCACTCTCGCTCGAGCGCTCGAGGCAGTGACGACGACGGCGAGCGTGCAGGGCCCCGCGATGGCCGCACGCATGCAGGGCATGGCGATCAGCTTCGCCCGCACAGGCCGCTCGGTCGACGCGCTCGCCGACAAGGTCAAGAGCCGACTCGGCGGACTCGCGGCGCGGCAGATGCTGTCGCTCGACGTGCAGAGTCGCAAGCTCGAGGAGTCGCTGCAGTTCCTGACGGGCGGCCTGCGCATCGAGGGCTTCCTCGGCGCGCTCAACGAGGTGACGCAGCTGCTGTCGGCGAACACCGCGAGCGGCCGCGCGCTCAAGACGATCTTCGAGGCGCTGTTCAACCCGCTGCTCGACTCGCTCCAGACCGGCGGCCCGCTGATGAAGCGCTTCTTCCAGGGCGCGATCATCGCCGCGCTCGAGCTCACTCTCGCCGTGCTGAGGCTCAAGGTCTGGTTCAAGCGGACGTTCGGCGGCGACCTGCTCTCGGGCATCGACAAGACGAGCCTCGCACTCAACGCCGGCATGTTCGTCGTCGCGATGCTCGCCGGCGCGCTCGTCGTCACGGCGGCGGCGGCCGGGCTTCTCGCGCTTGCCCTTGGCGCAGTGGTCGTCGCGGGCCTGCTCGCCATGGCGCCCTTCCTGCTCGCGGGCTACGCCGTGATGTGGCTCGGCGAGCAGATCGACAAGGTGCTCGCTTGGGCTCTCGCGCTCGACTGGGGCGCGCTCGGCACGTCGCTCGTCGATGGTCTCGTGGGAGGTCTGCAGCGCGGGACGCAGCGCATCGTCTCGGCGGTGCGCGGCCTCGCGACCACCGCGACATCGACGCTGACAGAGGCGCTCGGGATCCACTCGCCGTCGAGGGTGTTCGCTGCGCTGGGCATGCAGATCCCCCGAGGCTTCGCGGCTGGCGTCGGGTCGGGCGGCGGCACCGTCGAGGGAGCCGTCTCTGGCATGGCGTCGTCGGCCGTTGGTGGCGTCACCGGCGCCGGTGCATCGCATTCGGTGTCCGTCGGCGAGCTGCACATCCACGTCTCGTCGAGTGACGCGCGCGCGCTCGACCAGACCAGCATCCGCGATCAGATCGTCCGGCTTTTCGAGGGCGTCGCCATCGAGATGGGAGCTTCCGCATGAGCTTCGATCCGTTCAAGGCGCCGATCGATTACGTGCTACTCGCGGGGCGTCGCTCGCCGGGCATCGCGGAGCTCGAGCGCGCGGGATCGCCTCGCACGTGGGACGAGCGCAAGGGCTTCGGGCTCTCAGGCGCGACGACGATCTTCCGCGGAGTGCGCCTCGCACACTTCATTCTGAAGCTGCGTCTCTACACGTCGGAGCAATTCGCCGAGTGGGCAACGTTCTCCGAGATCGTGAAGAAGCCGCCGCTCGGCGAGCGCCCGAAGCAACTCGAGATCTGGCACCCGATTCTCGAGGACCTCGGCATCACGGCGTGCGGCGTCGAGGACGTCAAGCAGCCCGTCCAGACGCGAGACGGCGAGTGGACCATCGAGATCCCGCTCATCGAGTACCGCAAGCTCACTCCGGCGCTCTCGCGTCCTGACGGCGCGCAGGCGCGGCCCGTCGATCCCGTCGATCAGCACATCGAACAACTCGCCGCCCAGGTGCAGGCGCTGAGCGCGCTATGACGCAGCCCTTCGCCACGCTCGGAGGCTTCCCCGCGGCGCACGTCGTCGTGCACGTGCCGGCAACGGGCCCGTGGTGGGCCGACGTCGACTTCGTCGAGGAGCCGACGCTGTCCGCCGGGCCGATCACGCTCGCGCTCGGTGCGCTCGAGCTCGTCGGCACGGTCGACCCGCGCGCTGGGGGCACGTTCGGCCTACAGCGCCGCATGCGGCTCGTCGCCGGCGGCGGCGGGTGGGCGACGTTGCTCGTGGCGAAGGCCTGGCACAACGACGCGGGCATTCGCGCGCGCACCATCGCCGAGGACGCGGCGCGGCTCGCGGGTGAGACGCTCGGCGGATTCGCGCCGGTCTCCGAGCGGATCGGAGTCGACTACGTGCGCCAGGCGGGGCCCGCCTCGCGCGTGCTCGAGGACGTCATCGGTGGTGCCGAGTGGTGGGTCGACTACGACGGCGTCACTCAGGTCGGCGCGCGCGCGGCGTCGCCGGCGGCCGCGGGCGCGTACGAGCTCGTCGAGTACAACCCGCGCACGCGCCTCGCCGTGCTCGCGATGGACGACCTCGGCGCCGTGGGCATCGGCACCGTGCTCTCGGAGCGCTTGGATGAGCTGCAGACCGTCCGCGAGCTCGTCGTCGACGTGACGCCCGAAGAGGTGCGCGTGCGCGTGTGGTGCGGAGATTCGCGCTCGAGCCGCATGGCCGGGATCTTCCGCTCGCTCGTCGACCGCGCGACAGACGGCAAGCTGCACGGACTCTGGCGTTACCGCGTCGTGCGGATGGCTGGCGGCGAGGGCGACAACACGCGCGTCGAGCTGCAGGCCATGAGCCGCGCTGCAGGGCTGCCCGACGTGCTGCCGATCTCGGTGATGCCGGGCCTGCCGGGCTGCTACGCGCAGCTCACGCCTGGCACCGAGGTCGCCGTGCAGTTTCTCGAGGGCAAGCGTACGCAGCCCATCGTCACGCACTACGTGGGCAAGGGCGGCCCAGGCTTCGTGCCCTCGCGGCTGTTTCTCGGCTCGGACTCCGACCCCGCGGGCGCGGCTCGCAACGGCGATCCCGTGCGCGTCACGATTCCGGCGCTGTCGGTACTCATCGCAGCCAGCGGTGGCGTGCTCAATCCGACGCCGATCACTCTCGACGGCACGATCACCGCCGGCTCCGACATCGTGAGGATCGGATGACCGCGGTCACCGACAGCGACGCCGTCCGAAGCGTCATCGCCGCCGAGCTCGCGCTGTTCACGCGCCTCGTCGACGTGCCCGTCGCGCCGCTCGGCTACGGCACGGACATCTCGTGCACGTCGGATCTCAGCGCGCGTATGGACGAGGTCGACCCGTTCTCCGTCGTCGGTCTCTCCGAGGCCATCGTGCGACGCCTCGACTGCCCGCGCGGCGCTCTTCCGGACGATGCCGACTACGGCATGGACCTCCGCGGCATGCTCAACCGCGGCACGACGGCCGACGAGATCCGTTCGCTCGCCGGGCGCATCCGTAGCGAGATCCAAAAGGACGACCGCATCGAGTCCGCCGCCGTCACCGTCACGCCCTCGAGCACGGGCTCGAGCCTGCGCGTCTCGCTCGTGATCACGCCCGTCGACGCGCGCCTCGGCGGGTTCCGCCTGGTCGTCGCCGTCACCGACGCGGCTCTGCTGCTCGAGGAGATGTCCCGCACATGACCGCGCCCACGCTCGACTCGCTCATCGTGCCGCTCACCGTCGCAGAGGCCAAGGCCGCGATCTACGCTGCGCTCGCTGCGCAGGGAGTGACCACCACGGCGTGGCTGCCTGGCAGCACCGCACGAACGATCATCGCGGGACTCGCGATCGTGCTCGCCGCGTTCTCGCGCCTGCAGTCGCTCATCGCGAAGAGCGGCTTTCTCGCGTACGCCGAGGGCGACTGGCTCACGCTGGTCGCGCGCCTCGTCTACGGTGTCGAGCGCGACGTCGGCACGTTCGCCGCGGGCTTCATCACGCTCACGAACTCCGCCGGCGGGTCGTTCTCGGGCGACGCTGGCGACCTCGTATTCTCGTCGAGCGTCGCGAAGAAGACCTATCGCTCGACAGCGGCGTACACGCTCGGATCGATGGGCACGACGACGGTCGCCATCGAGGCGCTCGAGATCGGCGCGGCAAGCACGGCGATCGCGGGCGACATCGACACGATGACGACGACGCTGTCGGGCGTGACCTGCAGCAACGCGGCCGCGCTCGTCGGCATGGACCCCGAGACCGACGCTGCGCTGCGCCTTCGCTGCGCAGAGAAGCTCGGCAGCCTGTCACCGAACGGCCCGCGCGACGCGTACGGCTACCTGGCGCGGAGCGCGAAGAAGGCAGACGGCATCACGCCGATCGGCGTCACTCGCGTGCTCGCTGTCGCCGATGGCGTTGGCGGAGTCGACGTCTACGTTGCGACGGCGTCGGGCGGGCTCACTGGCACCGTCGGCGACCTCTCGACGGACCTCGGCTGCGTGGACGAGGCCATCCAAACGCAGTGCGTGCCACTGGCCATCACCGGGCGCGTCCATAGCGCGACTCCGCTCTCGGTCCCGGTGACGTACGAGCTCTGGCTGCGCGACGGTAGCGGGCTCACGGATCCACTCGTGCAGGATGCGGTTGACGCCGCGCTGCTCGCGTTCGTCACCGAGCAGCCGATCGGCGGAGTCGTCGTGCCGCCGGCGGCGGGCAAGATCTACGTCTCCGCGCTCGAGGTCGTAATCGGCGGCGCTGTGCCTGGCGAGATCGTCAGGGTCGTCGTCACGGTGCCCGCGGCCGACGTCGTTGTCGCTGTGACCGAGTGCCCGATGCTCGGCACCGTGCTCTGCAGCGGCATCCACCAGGTCGCCTCGGGGGTGCTGTGACCGAGCGGCTCCTCTTCTCGGCTGCGCTCGTGCGCACGGTGCCCCCGTGGCTGCAGCGCATCGTCGGCGCGCCCGTGATGCGCGGGCTCGCGGCTCCACTCGACACGCTCGTCGAGCGCAGCGTCGCCGCGATCAAGGCGCGGCTCCCGAACGCGTCCGACGAGGGTGCGCTCGCACGCATCGGCCGCGAGCGACGCATCCGCCAGGGTTTGGGCGAGTCGGCCTCGACGTACGCCGCGCGCATCCTCCCGTGGCTCGACGCGCACCGCACACGCGGCTCCGCGTACGCGCTGCTGCACCAGCTCGACGCGTACTTCAATGACTGGCTGAACGTCCGCATGGACGTGGTCGACTACGCGGGGAACCGCCAATGGATCGACGCCGCGGCGCTCACCGCTGACTCCGTGATCACGCGGGACGTGATCTCGTGGGGCGGCGACTCGACGGGGAAGTGGGCGCGCTTCTGGCTCTTCATCTACCTGCCGGCGGACACGATCCCGAGTCCGATCGGCGGCGCCTTCCTCGTGACCGATGACGGCTCCTTCCGCGTCACGGATACCGGCGCCTTTCTCGTCACGGACGGAGAGCTCACGGCCTCGGCGCTGTCTGCCGACGAGATCGAGATGTTCACGTGCATCGCGCGCGAGTGGAGCGCGGCGCACGTCGACCAGATTCAGGTCGTGCTGCTGTGGGGCTATCGGCGCCTGTGGGGGTATCCGATCCCGGCGCCCACGTGGAGCGCATGGGGCGGCACTTCGACGTGGAGCGAGCCTCCAACCGTGCTGACGGTGCTGCAATGACGCGACGTCTTTTCGCTCTCTGGTTCTGCGCACTCCTCGGTGGGTGTTTCCTCCGCGTCGATGTGGTGCGGACGTGGGGAGAGCCAGTGGCTACGTGGGGCGCTGCCATCGCGCCGTGGAGAGGGTGAGTCGATGCCGCAGAACATCACAGACGCAGACGCCTGGACGACACCGATCGTCATGCCAGCGGACACGGACCCGGCGGACCTGACGTACATAGCCACGGCGGTGCAGGGGCTTGCGAATCGCACGCGCTTTCTCGTCGACAAGGTCGGCGGAACGGCGGGCACGGGAGAGTGGCTCTACGGCGACACCCCGCGCGAGAAGAAGATCATGGTGGAGCTCGCCAGCGGGCGCCCCATCGGCGCTGGCGCCGCGAAGTGGGAGCAAGGCGCGAGCAACTCGTGGCAATCGGCGGCCGACGTCGGCGTGCTCACGTTCGGGCTGAATCCGTACCTGCTCGACGGCGACGTGATCACGGACGTGGAGATTTGGTACGGCACGGGCGGTGCGCGCTCGGCCGGCAACGGGATGAAGTTCGGCCTCTATCGCAAGGCGCCTGACCTCGACATCCCCGCGAACAACCCCGTCTCGTCGTTCCTGTTGCTCTCCGCGCTCGGCGAAGATCACACGTCGACCAAGGACAGCATCTCGCTCGCGTCGCTGATGGCCTATTCGGGCGAGGTGTTCCGCGACATCTGCGGCTACGAGGTGACGGTCACGTCGGGAGTCGATGGCTCGACGGTCATCGATCATGTTTACGCCGTCGTCGTGACCGTGAATCGGAAGGGGCCGGGCTGATGACCACCATCCGCGCGAAGGATCTCCCGCTCGCCTCGCCGCCAGTCGGCACCGACTCCGTCGAGGTCGACTCCACGTCAGGCGGCACGCGCCGGTCGCTCGTCTCCGAGCTGCGCGACGCCATCGCCCTGCAAGCCGTCGCCCTCTCCGCCACGCCGCCCACCGCCGGCCAGGTGCTCACGGCTGGTTCGCCCACCGCGGCGGCGTGGGCGGACGCGGCAGGCGGCGGCTTCTCTGCATCGGACGCGACGTCCGCTTTCTTCGATGACTTCACTGATCCGGCGCTGCCCGGATGGCTTCTGAAGTCGACCACGGGCGGATCTCTCTCGCACGTTGGCAACGTCGCGCCGTTTGGGTTCCCGGGATCGGGCGCGGTCATTGCGGAGGTCAACGGCACGAGCGGCGCCGAGCAGAAGCTGACCCGGATGACCGGGCTCGCATTCGACGCGCTCACTCCGATCGTGATGGAGTGGCGGCACGTCGTGTCCATCGCGGCGGGCGCCGCCTCAGACGACGAGTGCGAGTGGGTCGGAGGGATCGTGTCGGCTGCCTCGCCAGAGGACGCGGTGGCGCTGATCGCAGTGTGGAGCGGCGGCGCGCGCACCTATGCGCTCGTCGTCATCAACGCAGGTGCAGTGACCGACACGCCTGTCACGCTGCCCCCGCTCGGCGGCGGCACCGGCTATCGCTTCCGCCTCACGGCGTCGCCGGCAGACGCGCAGATCGAGTGCGCCGTGGACGATGGCGCGCTGGTCGTGCTCGCGACTCTGGCGCAGGCGCCGACCGAGCGCGTCTACTACCCCGCGCTCGGACTCTCACGCGGCAGCGGCGCTGGGAGCAGGTCGCTGGTGGTCGACTACGTGGGCGCGACCGCGGCACGGTACGCATCGAGTGTGGGCGCCGCGCTCGGCACTGAGGGTGCCCCCGTCGTGCAGCCGCCGACGAGCGCGACCGCGCCGCTCACGCTCTCGGCGGGCGTGTTGGCGATCTCGGCGGCGACGACGTCAGCGGCGGGCTCGATGAGCGCCGCCGACAAGACGAAGCTGGACGGCGTCGCCGCGGGCGCGACGGTGGCGCCTGCGCTGTCGAGCACGACGCCCGCGGCGGTGGGCACGGCCGCAATCGGCGTGGGCACGACGACGGCGCGTGCGGACCACGTGCACGCGCACGGCAACCAAGCGGCGGGCGCGACGCTTCACGCGGCTGCAAGCGACACCGTCGCCGGGTTCGTCGAGCTGGCCACGTCGGCGGAGACGATCACCGGCACGGACGCGGCGCGCGCGGTCACGCCGGCGGGCGCTGAGGCGCTGCACGCGTATCGGCGCACGTCGGGCACTGTCGCTGCGCCCGTGACTGGCGCGTTCAACTTCGCGACGTACCCGAGCGGCTCAACGATCTTCATCTCGACGGCGGGCGGCGTCGCAACTGGCACTCTGCCTGCGTGTGCGGCCGGTCTGCACTGGCGCGTAAAGGACATCGGCGGGGCACTCTCGACGAACGCTCTAACCGTCGTGCGCACGGGCTCGGAGAATATCGAAGGGGTCGCGGCCTCGTACATTTTCGGCGCCAACTTCGGCGCGCTCGACATCACGGCCGATGGAACGGATTGGTGGATCTGATGGCTAACAAGCGCGTACGACTCACGTTCCAGGCGACTCCGGCCAACTTCACCATCCCCGCGGGCGTGACGGAGATTTGGGTGCGCGGGCGCCCCGGGGCCGGCGGTGGTGGCGGTGGTGGTGCCGGAGGTGCTGGCGCGCTGGATCCGACTGGCGGCGGCGGCGGCAAGGGCGGCGGCAGCGGCGGCGGTGGCGGTGGCGCGACAACCGACGGCCCGCACTGCCTCGCGGTCACGCCTGGCGAAACCGTCGCGGTAATTGTCGGCGTCGGCGGTCTAGCCGGCCCGGCCGGAGCGGCCGGCGGAATAGGGGCGTTTTCGCAGGTGTCCCTCGGCGCTGGCGGCACCCTGAGGCATATCCGGTTCTGCGGCAGTACGGGCGCGGGTGGTGGCTCGCCAGGCCAGGCAGGCGCGGCGGGTGCGAACGCGGCGGGTGCGGCGGGTGCTACCACGCTGGGTACTGGCGGCGCGATGGGCGCTGGCTGTAGCAGTACGAATGCGATCGGCACGCGCAACGCGGGCGCTGGCGTTGCGGGCGGAAACGGCGGAAACGGCGCGGGAGGCGTCAACGGCGTTGCGGGCGCAACGAACGTACCCAGCGCGCTTGAGCGCTGGGCCTTTACGACCGCAGTCAATACAGCGGCGGCGATCTTTGGGCACACGAACCCCACCGTCGGCGCGCTCGGCGCCGCAGGCGGTACAAGCGGCGGCGGCGGCGGCGGTGCGCCCGGCGGATGGGGCGGTGAGGGGGACGCGCTGCCCTGGGCTGGCGGGACGCCAATCACAAGCTCGACGGAGGGCGCTGGGTGCGCTGGCGGCGCTGGCGGCGCTGGCACTGCGGGCGCTGGCGCGGCGGGCGGAGTCGGCGCGACGCCGGGCGCCACTCCCGTCAACGGGCGCGGTGGCGGCGGCGGTGGCGGCGGCGGTGGCGGCGGCGGTGGCGTCACTGGCGGCGGCGCAGGCGGTGCGGGGACCGTGGGAATCATCGGTTGCGCGGGTCTCGTCATCATCGAATGGGAGCAAGGCTGATGGCACTCCGAAACGTCGCGCTGATCAAGGATGGGAAGGTCGTCAACGTGGCAGTCGTCGAGGACGACCCCGCGCAGTGGCCGGGCTACGTACGCGCGTGCAACCCGCCGGACGTCGACATGCTCGAGGAGCTGGCGAAGCACCACGACTGCGACGCGTGCGTCGAGCTGCATGACGGCGAGATGTGCGAGCCGGGGGCGACGCTGCACCCCGACGCCGTGGAGCTCGCGGGCAAGGTCGGAGTCGTGCGCATCGCGCGGCAGGCGGCGCTCGTCGAGGGCGTCGTCGTTGGCAAGGGCGGCGCCCAGGGGCGCGCGCAGATGCAGGCGACCGCGCCAGTCGCGGATCGCTTCGTGCGCGCGAAGGCACCGCCGTGATTGACTCCGCCCCTCCCCCTCCCCCTCCCGAGCGCCGCCACCGTCACGCCGATGACGAGCACGACGCGATGGACACGACGCAGACGGGCATCCCCACGGTCCGCTCGCAGCTGATCCGCATCGCGGACGAGCGCGAGCGCGAGGGGTGGGCGCGGATCGGTCGCGCGGTGGGCATCACCGTCTCCGTGCTCGCGATCGTCGGCACGCTCGGCGGCGGAGTCTGGCGTCTCGGCGAGGTGTCCGCGCAGCAGCAGCAGACGCGCTCGGACGTCGCGCGCGTGCTCGTCGTCGTCGAGGGCCTGCACACTGAGGGTGCGACGGTGCGCGAGACGCTGCGCGTGAACGAGGCCGAGCACGAACGGATCCGCACGGACCTGCGGACCGTCGAGCAGAAGCTCTATGACGCGCGGCGGATGAGTCGCCCCGCTGGAGGTGTGGAATGAACAGCAAGCCTTTCTCGGTCACGTGGTGGGCAATCGCGCTGACGACGATCAGCGGCGTCCTGGCGGGCATCGGCCCGATCGTCGAGACGCTTCCGGCGGAGTGGCGCGGCGTAGCGCGGAGCGTGATCGCGGGCGTCGGGCTCGTCGTCGCGCTCGTGCTCCGGAGCGCGTTCTTCGACCGCAACGGCGACGGCACGCCCGACGCGCTCGAGCGGACCGTGCCTCCCGCCAACGGGCCGGGCGCGAGCGCCTGACCGCGCACCCATCCCCAGCGCCGACCGCGCCGCGCCTTCACCCCCTTCGCTTCCCTGCCCCCGCACCTCACCCCCCGCTCCGGAGACTCGCCCCATGCCCACGCCTCGCACTCGACACCTCGCCACGCCGCTCGCTCTGCTCTCGCTGCTCGCCGCCCTCGCCATCGCGCTCCCCGCCTGCGTCGGGTGGGCGGACTCCGCGCGCACGACCATCGAGGTCGGAGCGGTCGCCGTCGACGTCGCCGACCACGCGATCGCCGACGCGCTCACCGTCACCTGCGCGGACGTCGCCGACCTGCCCGCCGCCTCGCCCGAGCGCGCCGCCGCCCTCGACGCCTGCCTCGATGCGCACGGCTTCGACGACGCGATCGCCGCCATCCGCGTGGCCGACCGTGCGCTGCGAGCTGCGCAGGCTGCCGTCGATGCTGGCGAGCGGCTCGACGATCGGGCGCCGTGGCTCGAGGTCGCCGCGTGCCTGGCGGCGAGCGTGCAGGACGTGCTCGCGGCCATCGCAGCGGCCGGCGTCGATGTGCCGCCTGCGCTGACGACGGGCGCGAGTCTGCTGGCGGGCCTCACGGGGACGTGCGGGCCGGCCGAAAGTATCCAGGCTGCGGATTCGCGCCAGGGTGCCGCGGATGCTTCTGGAGGCGCGTCGTGA